AAAGCACCGCCAGTCAAAGTGGCCGTTCCATCCGTAATCGTGGTTGCGGTTACACTGCTACCTCCAGATAAAGCACCGCCAGTCAAAGTGGCCGTTCCATCCGTAATACTGGTTGCTGATACGCTGCTACCTCCAGATAAAGCACCGCCAGTCAAAGTGGCCGTTCCATCCGTAATCGTATTACCATATAATTGAGAGTTGAACGAAGCATCAATTACGGAACTTATGTGAGTATCAGCCGCACTAAAAACCGTTTGTAATATATCTACATATGTATATGAATACTGGTTTGTAGGTAATGATAATACTTGTAGCGTTGCAGACGTTTGACACCCTGCAATTGCTCGGTGACGACCACCACTAATGACTATAGAATTTGTCGAACTGGGACTGCCGGCAGTTCCAACGGAACCGGTTATCATCTGCGTCAAATTCGCTGGACTTCCATTAGATGCATATATATAATAAGTTGCGCTGCTTTGATGCGTGATTACACCTAATGTAAATCCTTTTGACAAAGAACCTCTAAAAGACAATGTTTTACCCATGTAGTTAGCTATGGGGTGATTCAATGTTTTTGTTATAGTGTTACCCCAGCCATTAGCAGTTGGCCATGGGATAATCTGTGTAGGACATAAAGATGTGCCCCAACGACCTAATGCAATATAACTACCATCGTCCGATATAGCAGTTGATGCGGCTTCACCTGCATCACTAATTGTAATAGAATCAAAACCACTGCCACTATTGTGAGCCCATGGATTTGCTGTGTTATTTTCCAATGTCTGAAGTAGAAAGCCATTTATGTCAATGGTCCTCAGCAGTACACGTGTGCCGTTTGCATTTAATGCAGGAAACCAGTTGTATCTAATTTCGCCGGACATGTTAATTTGACCATTAGTAGCCCATGTGCCATTTGTTTTTTTATGCATAACCACAGGAGTGGTCACAATTGGCCTTCTAAATGAACAAATGACGGTTCCGTCATAACTCATAGTTGATGTAGTGGTGGAAGCAATAGTATACACATTTGTCCACGTATCATCTGATTGTTTTTCCCAAACTTGATGTTCCGCAGGTAAAGTGGCATGCAATGCTACTAATACTGTATCACCCGCGTCATTCATGCTGTATGTTGCGCAATTAGAAGTAATTTGAACTTCAGCCGCGGTTTCAATATTACGATACATCAAATTAGCACCATCTCTTCGTAGCATAAATAATCCATCATTGGAAATAGCTGCACGATTTAATGCATTGCCGTTATTAGCATATGCAGATGCTATTTCATCACCATGCTCTGCCCACGTTTGAGAACCATAAGCGGCTACACTGACTGCATATCCATCTTTCACACTCACCATCGCATTTTTTTCAAAGGTGCCACCAACAGATAAATTTGTATTCATTGATACATCACCACCAACAGATAAATTTGTATTCATTGATACATCACCCGAATCAAATACATTGCTACCGACTCCACCGATAATAGCACTTTGTGGAATGGAATCATTTGCGATATTGGCGGGGTTCCATGATAAATCTCCACCAACGTATAAAGCACCCGCAATACCAACACCTCCACCAATTGTGAGGGCACCTGTTGTAATGCTGCTGGAAACCGTGGTTGCACTGAATGCTGCACTTTCGGCGCCGATGGAAGTAATACCAGATAAAGCACCGCCAGTCAAAATGGCCGTTCCATCAGTAATACTGGTTGCTGTTACGCTGCTACCTCCAGATAAAGCACCGCCAGTCAAAGTGGCCGTTCCATCCGTAATACTGGTTGCGGTTACGCTGCTACATCCAGATAAATCACCGCCAGTCAAAGTGGCCGTTCCATCCGTAATCGTATTACCATATAATTGAGAGTTGAACGAAGCATCAAGTACGGAACTTATGTGAGTATCAGCCGCACTAAAAACCGGTTGTAATATATCTACATATGTATATGAATATTCGTTTGCAGGTAATGAAATAACTTGTATCTTTGCAGACGGTTGACACCCTGCAATTGCTCGGTGACGACCACCACTAATGACTATAGAATTTTCCTGATAACTTCCGCCGGCAGTTCCAACGGAACCGGTTATCTTCTGCGTCAAATTCGCTGGACTTCCATCAGATGCATATATATAATAAGTTGAACTGCTGCCTTGATGCGTGATTACACCTAATGTAAATCCTTTTGACACAGAACCTCTAAAAGACAATGCTTTACCAACGCGGCCACTTGTGTGATTCAATGTTTTTGTTATAGTGGTACCCCAGTTATGAGCAGTTGGCCATTGGATAATCTGTGTAGGATTTGAAGATGTGTTCCAACGACCTAATGCAATATAATTACCATCGTCCGATATAGCAGTTGATGTGGTTTGACCAGCATCACTAATACTGTCAGACCTATAAGTACCTTGGCTACCATTTTGAGTAACATCGTGATTCCATGTGTTTGTTGTGTTATTTTCAAATACATTAAGTGTAGTGGCCGGGGCCAAAATCAGTATACGTGTGCCGTTTGCATTCATTGCAGGAGCCCACGCACTATTAATGGCGACGTTAAATCTAATTTTACCATTAGTAGCCCATGTGCCATTTGTTTTTTTATGCATATTCACAGTAGTAGAATTATGGTTAAATGAACAAATGACGGTTCCGCCATAACTCATAGTTGATGTATTGGTGGAAGCAATAGTATACACATTTGTCCACGTATCATCTGCTTGTTTTTCCCAAACTTGATGGTTACCGGCGAAACTGTGACCGTACACTGCTACTAATACTGTATCACCCGCATCATTCATGCTGTATGTTGTGCAAGTATCAGTAATTTGAACTTCAGCCGCGGTTTCAATATTACGATACATCAATTTAGCACCATCTCTTCGTAGCATAAATAATCCATCATTGGAAATAGCTGCACGGTTTAATGAATTGCCGTTATTATCATGTGCAGATGCTATTTCAGCACCATGCTCTGCCCACGTTTGAGAACCATAAGCGACTACACTGACTGCATATCCAACTTTCACACTCACCATCGCCTTTTTTTCAAAGGTGCCCCTAACCGATAAATTTGTATTCATTGATACATCACCACCAACAGATAAATTTGTATTCATTGATACATCACCACCAACAGACAATTTTGTATTCATTGTTACATCACCGCCAACAGACAATTTTGTATTCATTGATACATCACCCGAATCAAATACATTGCTACCGACTCCACCGATAATAGCACCTGCTGGAATTGTAGGAGTTACTGTATCATATTGTGCATACAAATTACCACAAATATCCACTTGTCCAGGTGCAACAACTGTTTCAGTTGCAGTACCCAACATGATTTGGTTGGATGCCGTCACTTTTGCATTATATCCAATGGCAGTTGAATTATTGAAACTACTATCACCATATTTTGTACCAGATAAAGCACCAATATATGTATTGTTCTTTCCAGTTATATTATTAGTACCAGTATATACTCCAATTGCAGTGTTATTGCCGTCATTATCATTAGCAGCAACAAAATTGGTGAGTGCACTGTTACCAATCGCGACATTAGCAGATCCTATCTCGTTCCTTCGTAATGCATCAGTTCCAAAAGCTACATTATTATCACCAGTTGTTACCCTGTATAAAGAACCCTCACCCTGAGAATTATTAAACATTCCTCCCCCTGCTACTAAGTTTGTACCAGAAAATCTTCCAATCATATAATTTGCGTCATTATAGCTTATATTTGAAATCACTGCACTGGTTCCATTTTCTGTTTTATAAATGTTTCCCCCAAGAAAAATGTTTTGCTCTGCCTTAAAATTACCAGGCACATGAACTGATGTATTTGACGTACCTAACATAATTTGGTTGGATGCCGTCACTTTTGCTTGATATCCAATAGCAGTTGATGCGGTCCAAAGAGCCCCCGTTGAATCTAAATCCGCATACGCACCTAAAAACGTGTTGTTGCTTGTAGTTAGGTTGTTATAACCAGCATTGCGTCCATTGGCAACATTAGAACTGCCCGTTGTGTTAGAAGATAACGCTTGGACACCAATCGCAACATTACCATCACCCTCGGTTAGTGCATTAAATACACCTGACCCAACTCCAACGTTATTAGTAGCAGCATTAAGGACTCCGGTAGTGGAATGACCGATTAATAAACTATCCGTAAAATTTGTACCTCCCGCGATTACATCAGATAGTCCACTAAGGTCGGTCGCTCCACTCACATATTCAACACCATTATTTAAAAGAAGACCCGTGAAATCAATATCACCAGTTACCTTTAAATGTGCATCATTTGCAGCAGGAGTAGTACTACTTCCAACACCAATTTTTCCAGCAAATGCAACATCAACAGCAAAATTAGGAGTTGCTTCAACTTGTCCATCAATAGCTGCGGCAGGAATACTATTATCAGGGTATTGTGCATACAAATTACCACAAATATCAACTCGTGCATTAACTCCCCCGGTAGAACACAACGAAACATCTCCACTTACGGATAATTTTGAATAGAGCGTAACATCGCCACTTACATCCATTGTACCATCTAATACAGATAAGTTGCCGTTGCGGTTAATCATGTTACCACCACTTACATCTAAAAACCCTTGAACATAGGTTTGTTCTAAATTATTAGCATCAGTAGTTGCGAGCCAAGACATCGTATATACATCAGCGAGATTATAATTTACTGTATATCCAATATCTTCTAAAAAGCCTAAGGTAATTCTACTGAGCGGGGTAGAAACTGGACTACCATCCAACCAACCCGTCATTAATTCGGTATCTAACCCTGGATGAAATATACCATTTATATATCGATTATCGGCAGAAATACCTCCTTCGGGACCTTCTTCTGGATGAGCCCCAGCAGTACCTGCACCCCCATCGTCTTCAATGGGTATACCAAGAAACGCATCATTACTGAATCCCGCAAAATAAGATTTATATTCACGAAACGCATTGGTTCCCGTATAATAATATTTGGTTGTTCCATTCTCAACGTAACCCGTTTTTGGACATCCTGTTAAATACCAAAAATTACCGATTCCTAAAATATGTCCAATTTCATGTAATAATACATGATAATAACTTGAAAATCCATCATTGCGAATTGAGGTTTTTAATCCGTATAAATAGGAATTATTCATAGTAATATTTGCAGTATTTGGAATTACATTTCCATATATAAAATTATTATCAACATAAACAACATCCTGTATACTTGCCCCACCTAATACATTCGTTCCTAATGTATCAATTACATAACTAATAGTAATCGTGTGAGATGATGGAAATCTACTATCAATAGTAACAAGACTTTCCCAACGGTTAAATGCATTTTGAATGATATCATAATCAAGTTGTTCAATCACATAGCTTGTATTATTAGTAATTGTATACGTGAACATTCCATTCGTAGACGTGTATGACATTATGATTAAGTATTAATAAAATCTATATAAAACGAATATATATAATTTATATAAATGATGGATAATACCGAATTATTAGAGAACCTAAAGACGTCTATTGAACAAATGAACAAACACCACCAAATAGAGGTATTGCGTATATTATCAAAGCAATTATGCAAATTAAACGAAAACAAGAGTGGAGTATATGTAAATTTAACGTATATAAATAATGAAGTAATTGAAGAACTCCAAAAATACATAGAATATACAAACGAACAAGAGGAAACTCTAAAAACAACTGAATACCAGAAAGAAGAATTCAAGACCGCATTGTTTAATGAAAAAGAGGATAAAGATAATATTATATTATCTTATAGCGAAGTAACCAGGTAATGACAAGTACTATATACAATAAATTATTTCAAGTAAACAATAATGTATGCATGGGGCAAACACCCGACGAATTGTTACGTCAATTAACACCATATATGTTAACTATAAATAATAAGGAATGTATACCCCATGAAAATACAATCATTGATGTATCTGGTATTAGTATAACAACAACTGAAACAGTAGAAGAAATAATGACGACAGAAAAAGATATGATATCACCGAACCAACGAGATTCATTATTTTGGTGTATTTATATAGCGATTCACGAATATAAAGAATATACCGTAATTCGTAATAATCATAATACTCGTGAAATAGAATGGAAACAAGAACTATCCAAGAAAATCACGGCTAACCCGACAAAAATTAAAAACTCAAACCATAAAACAACAAAGGCTAATGTGTCTGAAATTTTATCAGATTTGATGACAAATCCATATAATACGGATATATTGTGTCTAATCGCGATAACCGTCTATTACAATATAAATATTATTATTATGAATGATACAAAAAATTTGAGGTTTGAATTTATTACAAATGTGACGGATGATGCACCCACCTATTTATTTTATAAAAACGATAAAAATTATTATAGTATGCAAATAGACCCGCTATTGGAGTTTGAGCTCGCGGATATTCGTAATACAAGTTTTTTGATAGAAAACAATGAGAAACCAATAAAGTCAATCGGAACGTATAAGGTAGATAAGTTAGAACAATATGTAAAGCAGTTTGGATTGTATAAAAATACCGAAAAATATAAAAAGACAGATTTGTACAACTTACTAAGAGAGTTTGTTACAGGATTTACAATATAATATCCAGATAAATACTGTTAAAAAATTGAAATAGAAATAATATATGTTATATTTATATACAATATATTATAATGTCTGGTAGAACTATGCAAAAAATGGATTCGCGACATCATAACTCAAAACCATATGTACATAAGACATCACATGAACAAAAGGAGGAGTTTGAGCGAATCGTTCAATACTATTTAGAAAGTAATCCTATGGTGAGTACAAATGGTAAAATAAGTGAGCTTGAGGTTAGGTTTAATACAAATCCCAAGTTATCAAAGCCAGTTTCCAAAATAGACTATGATAATGTAGTAAAACAACTATATGCCAATGGATTTATTCCAGACATAGATGAGGGAACTCATATGTTACGCATACAAAATCAGTATATTAATGCGGATGGAATACAAAAAACATCTAATTTAAGAGCAGAAATAACAGGAATAGATTTAATCCAAGAATATTGTCGTACAAATAGTATACAAAAGTTGATAGATATGCCATCTACTACATTTGAAAAGCTGAAGTTCACGCAAAAACAAACTGCACTAAAAAGTTCTGGCGAATATATTAACAAAGTACATGTCCCCGATTTTAATTTAAAGGTGTCTTACCAAACTGAACAGGATTTTATGGTAAATGCACCATTTTGTCGTAAAACATTGGATAAATGGAATGATTCATTAAAGACATTTCGGTCTATGAACCGAGTGCGATTCCGTCATCCCGATTTACCAATATTTGCTGACTTGACAGTAATAAAAACCTCTGATTTTACATTAGATAAGGAAAAAAACCAAATATTAATACCCAAATATACAATTCAAGACTCTAATCTCTTTAATAATGTAGAACAATATGAAGTAGAATTGGAAATAGATAATTATCGGGTTGGTCTTGGAACAGAATATAACAGTATTCAAAAATTAATGATTGCATTGAGAAAATGTATTCGCATAGTGCTTTGTGGAATTCAAAATACCAAGTTTCCTATATCATATAAAATTCGCGATAATATTTGTCAATCATATATGCGATTATTGTTACCAGAGGATGATGTTAATAAGAAAAATATGGAAATTAAGCGTTGGGTAAAGCCATCCAATTTTATTGGGCCTGGTTCAGTGACATTACAAATGGAACATGTAACTGATAATGTAGAAAATGTCAATAAGTTAATTCCTAATATTCGTAACCGATATACCGTAACAGATAAAGCAGATGGCGATAGAAGTTTATTATATATAAACGAAGAAGGTAATATTTATTTAATTGATACAAACATGAATGTAACATTTACTGGAACAAAAACCACGGAGAAGACCACATTCAATAGTATATTAGATGGCGAATTAATTAAATTTGATAAACATGGTAAATTAATAAATTTATATGCAGCATTTGATATATACTATGTTCATGATAAGTCGGTAAGGGATTTGCCATTCTTATCGCCAGGCGAAGAATCCGGGGTTGAGTTAGACCCACCTTCGGTGAGTGGTTCAGCAACGCTGAACGACCATCGTCTATCGTTATTGTATAAATTTGTTAATGTTTTAAATCCAATCTCTATATTAGAAACGGGTACGAAAGAGGTTCATTCCAAAAAAATACCATGTGGTTTTCATATTCAATGTAAAACGTTTTATTATGACTCGGCAAAAAACACAATATTTGATGGATGTTCTACTATATTATCAAATAAAAATGATGGTATATTTGAGTATAATACAGATGGGTTAATATTTACACCCGCAGATTTGGCCGTATCTGCAAATTCGGTCGGTGAAAAATCTAAAATACAAAAAACGTGGGAATCCTCCTTTAAATGGAAACCAGCCGAACATAACACGATTGACTTTTTGGTGACGGTAAAGAAGAATAAAGTAGGAAAGGATGAAATACATCATATATTTCAAGACGGTAAACAAATGGAAAGTGTACAAACAGTATCTCAATACAAAACATTGGTGTTAATGACCGGATTTACAGAGAAAAAACATAGTATTATGAATGCATACCAAAGTATATTGGACGATATGATATCTGATGTTGGTGACGGAATTAGTGAGGATGAATATAAACCCGTCCCATTTCATCCCACAGAACCCCGTGACCCATTTGCACATTTATCAAATATTATGTTAGCTGAGAAAAATGGAAAATATATAATGCAAACAGAAGAAGGTGATATATTTACAGAAAATATGATAGTAGAGTTCAAATATGTGATAACAAATAAATCAACATGGAAATGGGTCCCAATTAAGGTTAGGTACGATAAAACCGCGGAATTATTAGGGGGGGTTACGAAAAATTACGGAAATCCATATCATGTAGCTAATAGTAATTGGCAATCCATTCATAATCCGATTACAGAAGAAATGATTAGTACCGGTCAAAATATTCCAGAATTAGCAGGTGATACAGATGATGTATATTACAGTCAAACCAGTGAAGAAACCACGACTCAACCATTGCGTGATTTTCACAATAGATATATAAAATCTAAATTAATATCATCAGTGTCTAATCGCGATGATACATTAATTGATTATGCGTGTGGTGTCGGTGGTGATTTGGCGAAATGGAAACACGCGAAATTAAAATTTGTATTTGGTATTGATTATGCTTATGATAATATTCATAATGCTAAAAATGGTATATGTGCACGATATATAAAAGAGAAGAAGAAAAATAAACAATATTTTGATGCTTTGTTTATAAAAAGTGATAGTGGAAAAAATATAAGATCTCATGAAGATACAAATACAAGTCAAAAGGATAAACAAATAATAAGTGCGGTGTTTGGTACAGGTCCAAAGGATGCAACTGTATTAGGTAAAGGTGTATATAAAAATTATGGTATAGCAGATTCTGGATTTAATATTAGTTCATGTCAATTTGCGATGCATTATTTCTTTGAAGATAGCAAAACAGTTCATAGTTTCTTACGAAACTTATCGGAATGTACAAAGGTGAATGGGTATTATATTGGAACTTGTTATGATGGCGAGACCGTATTTAATTTGCTTAGAGGTAAAGAAAAAGAGGAAAGTATCACCATTTTCAAAGGTGGACAAAAAATATATGAAATTACAAAACAATATGATAAAACTGGGTTTCCGGATGATGATTTGAGTTTAGGTTACGGAATTGATATTTACCAAGAAAGCATCAATACACAAAAGATATTCCGGGAATATTTGGTGAATTTTAAATATTTAATACGTGTAATGGAAGATTATGGATTCGTATTAATTACACCGGATGAAGCAAACCATATGAATTTACCAAATAGTACTGGGTTATTTGACGAAATGTTTACACAAATGGAACAAGAAATTGTTATGCGCCCGCACATAAAGCCGAATTATAGATATGCACCAAATATATCTACCGAAGAAAAACAAATATCATTTATGAATCGTTATTTTGTATTTAAAAAGGTTCGCAGTGTAGATGCAAAACAGATAGGTGAAATTGTTGAAAAACAAACTGATATAGTTGATAAAGAGGGTATTGAAAACATTCAACAAAAACTGCCAATAGAAGTGAAACCTATTGCAAAAAAAACCAAAAAAAAAATAGTACTAAAACAATTCTCGGTTGAACAAGATGACGGGGAAACACCAACTTCTGCAATTAGTTCCAAACCTAAATTAAAAATAGTTGGTAACGTGGCTTAGATTTATTATATTTGCATTACATCAAATGAAAACAATATAAATATTTGTATACTATTTATATTATCACAAATGTCTTTTTATATATTACCCAAAAATTCTTTTTTAATTCATAAACATATTGATTTTATTGAAACGGAATCTGTACCAGAACCAGTCGTTTCAAATGCGCTGTCTGAATATTTATATGAAATAAAAAAAAAGATTGAAGAAAGAGATACACAATGGGACGCGTATAAGAAATATACAAATCCATATGAATATATTCATACTGTTGTTCCCTATAAGAAAAAAAGTATAGCTAAATACAAACCATTATCTCGTTCCTTTTTTAAAATGATAGAAATTATTCATACATTTCAATTAGCTCAGATGGTAAATCCAATTACTACATTCCATTTGGCCGAAGGCCCGGGTGGATTTATTGAAGCGATTTGTATGATTCGCAAAAATAAAAAAGACCGGTATATTGGTATGACATTGCAGGATGAAATACATGACCCAACGATACCTGGTTGGAAAAAAGCAGAATCGTTCTTAAAACAAAACCCAAATGTGCATATAGAAACTGGGAATGATAATACAGGTAATATTTTATCATTACCTAATCTGGTTGGATGTAAAGACTTGTATGGTTCGTCAATGGATTTAATTACAGCAGATGGCGGTTTTGATTTTTCTACGGATTTTAATAATCAAGAATTATCCATAGCAAAGCTATTATTTGCTCAAACATGTTTTGCATTAACTATGCAAAAACAAGGCGGAACCTTTATATTAAAAATATTTGATTGTTTTATGCAACATACGAGTGATATATTATGTATATTATCTTCTTTCTATAATAAAGTGTTTATCACAAAGCCTCATACCAGTCGTTATGCAAACTCGGAAAAATACATTATATGTAAAGATTTTCTATTGCCTTCATGTGAACGTTTTTTCCCTTTTATTAGACGAGCTTTTACCAAAATGGTATCAAATCCTACGAGTATAACGAATACAACAAATCCTACATATGTTCACCGATTTTTAAATTGCCAAATTCCATTATGTTTTGTTTCAAAAATTGAAGAATATAATGCGATTCTTGGACAACAACAACTGGAAAATATTCATTCTACATTATTATTGATTGACAACCAATATAATCAAGATAAAATAGACTCATTGATAACTTCAAACATACAGAAGTGTATTTTATTATGCACAAAACTTGGAATACACCATAATAATTTTACAACCTGTTCTACTAATGTTTTTTTAGTGTGAATGAATTCTCATAATTCTCATAATATTGATGATTTTATAATATGAAATCATCAATTCTCTATATCTGTGGTATTTAGATTGCATTTGCAAATGTTGTCACAGTACATTGTTTCATCTCGGTTGAGTATTTTGAAAAAGTAGGTGTTTTCTTCATAGGATATCCTAATTTATCCTTTACAGTATAACCAGGTGAGGGTACACCATATGCAAGTGCATTTGCTACTGATGAACCCAGACCAGCCACACTACGGTATGCAGCGGTTGAATTAGTGATAGAATTATATTTTTTTCGTGTAATTAAATCACTTGCAGATACACCACCTTGTTGTGCAAATTGGGGATTGCTTGGCTTGTAGTATAACTTTACATATAATGGTTTAATGCCGGGCATAGTGTTTGATGTAGATACTTTATGTGGTTCAGCACTGGTGGTATTATCAGCAGGATAAGTAGCAGGTGTAAAACCAATTGCATTTTTAAATACATTATCATCTATGATAAATTGTGGATATATTCCATCGGTTTCAGGCATTAACCAAGCAACTACATTACTTGTGTCAGTTGGAATTGTATAACTGGCTGTTGGAAACGCATCCGCATCAATACGATATGATTGCAATTCAATCACATTGCTATTATTATTATATGCAAATTGCATTGCATATGAGATATTAGAACTATAATATTCATTTGTATTACCATTTTGATCTTTGATTAAATAATGTAAATTTGAAAACATTTGTTGTTTAAATATACGGTTTATATCCTCTAATGCATAATAACCAGTAGGTATTGTCACATCATACTCGGTAGCATCTGTTATCCATTTATATTTAAAAGACGCTCCTGATACTATATGGTATTTTTGACATTGATTGAGCCCTTGTGCGGAATATACATTGGCAGATGCTAAACTTGAACCGGGTTTAGCGGTAGAATCACCTTGTCTTATGTAATTATATTGATTTTGTGCGAATGTGCGGTTACGACTTGATAAATATTGCGATGAATTTGTGTAGTATCTATCATTTAATGTACCATCAACAAATTTTCGTTTTATCATTCCACTGCTACGAACACGGTTTCGTGCATTTTCGGCAGGAGATAATACTACGCTACAGTTTTCATATGTTTCGCATGTATTATTTGGTAAAGTAATGTCTATTGAATTCTCTAAACCACCTTTGTTTGTGGCGATAGAATTAATTATTGTTCCACCTGGACGATTTACTATGTCAATCTTTATTGATGCATTTGAACTACATGTTGTATTATCACTGTTCGCAATTTCTCGTCTATAGTGCTTTAATGGTTTTGTTCTTAAAAATATATTTCCACCATTTGAGAATTGTCCATTTTTTTGTATAGAAGAACTAATCTGGTTAAATGTATTTCCTTTCCAAGAAATAAGAGGTATAGGATTTAAACTTAATAGGGCAGACATAAATATATTATATACCGATAGAATTAATATTTCTATTAAACCCTAATAAAAATAATGGTTTTACTATAGTAAATAGAATGAACGTTAACTTATCAACATCTCAATTTATGACCGATTCTGTATCATGGTTAGATACTAAAAATAATACAATTATGTCTGGAGATTTTACCAAGTTATCTTATATTCTGCCACATATGACTATGAACGGAATTTATCTGGAATTTCCAGTTGAACTAACTAAAATAGAAGTTATTACCGATAAAACGCAAATTAAATTCTTTCCTCATACTACGTCTAATGTTGCAATCATAAAAGAATTCTCAAAAATAGAGTTGAAATTGTTAGAAAATTATATTTTAACCAAACAAAAACCTATTAATAAAGTTCTCCTCTTATCCAGGCAACTTGCATCTGGATTTATGAAAGTATATAAAGAAAATCATGTATTATCGTCTAAAACCCCCGATACATTTTGTGTAAAAATATCAGGGGTTTGGGAAACTAAGGATGACTGTGGATTAACCTACAAATTATTTGGAGGAACAAGTCTTCCTGAACTATAGTAGCATTGACATTTTACCGCGTTTTCTTCCAAATATACCACTATTACCCTTTCTTAAATCATGAAGTGTATTATGGTTGTTATTTGGTTCAGTTAATGATTTAAACCCAGTTATATTAATATAGTTATTCTCATCGTCAAACTCATATTTTATATCGGTGATTGTATTAATTCCATCGCTTGTTTTCATTTTTACATTATCGTGTTCTTGACGGTTTACTAATCGCAATAGTCCATCATTCAACTGTAAAATATTTTTATCCAGAATTGGATAAAAAACAGACCTATCAATATGTAATCCATGTGCTATCGCACGGTCTTGAAACATATTATCTTCAAACCCCCATGCCCATAAATTTGGAAAACCATTCGTTTTTTCATAATCATCTCCTTTTATAGATACAATACCACCTAATGTATAATTAAATCCGTAAAAATGTTTTACATTACCATGTGTTGTATCATAATCTAAAAAACCCTTTGTATATGGCATGGTATCTACATCATTAAACACAAATGTTATTTTTTTATAATCATTTGGATATTTTTCTCGCATTGCAATAAACCCTATATTTTTCATCCCACCACGATTAAACTGACGATTATCGCACTGATGTGCAAAATACATTTCGTAATCTACATTGTCTATATCCTCTAATACATATTTCATTTGACGCATAAAAAAAAGCTTGTGTTGTTCCCTATCGCGATAAGGTATAATAAATATTAGTTTTGGGACATGTATTGTACTTTCAATTGGTTTTATTTCCAATTTTATATTCTCGTCTGCCATTAAATATATAATATCTGTTTACTTTTTATTATACACCTTTGAACAATTAAAACCGCACAAAGTGCGGTTCAAGTTCAAAGGAAACGTTGCCGATAAATCAATTAAGACGCACACAAAGTGTGCGAACTTAAATGTTCATCGGTGTATATTTATACTAAACTTGTAATTGCTTTCCATACTTTATTTTTGATACTTCTTTAAAATTACTTCTGGTATTAGCTTATCCTTAAATGTTTCTAATTTTTTAAAACACTTATTTATTGTTACTTCACTTACTCCAGTAATCATTTTTATGTCCTTCTTTGTTGATGGATTATCACAATTATTCGCTACAAAATATACGATTCCTGCCGCAATTGCATGTGGAATATTATCGGTTATTATCTGTAACTGTTCTATTTTATGTGTTATAAATTTGGCTAACATGGTTTGTTCTGGATTGAAATTTAATCTACTACAATACCTTTCTATAAATGAACTTGGTAATGTAATTTTCAACATGGTTTGCTTTGATGGGTCTAAATCTCGTTCAATATTATGTAGAATATTTACAGCCATTGAACACCCTGTCGTTGCACTTGTCTTATCTAATTTAAATATTTGTGCTATTTCATGGGATGTACGAGGACATCCATTTAATCTACACGATATGTACAATGATGCTGATTTAATACCATCACGATTTAATCCACGAAACATCTTTTGCTCTGATATATCCTTATGTATAGTCATTGCATTGTCTATGAATATTTTGGGAATTCCTGCATTTTGGGCCATTACCGTTATGAACTGAAACTCATCATACAACGATTTTTCTCTATGTGGCATCGATTGCCATTCTGTCCATTTACGAATCTTTTTCATTTCATAGGATGACTTATGTGATGATAGCACCTTACAACCAAACGATGATTGTACCAATAAGGGGTTTATTGGATTTCCACACCGGGTTGGATCTGTTGCATTTTTATCATCTGCACCATAAAATCGCCACTCCGGCGAATAGTCTAAAATGTCCTTGTAAATAATGCCACATATATCGTTTGTACATGTTGGAAATCCATCATCCATTATCATTAATGGGAATGAACAACTCATACATAAATCGTTATCTTTAGGCGTCGTATACACACACTCTACTTCATTTTCAGGGGAAGACGGGGGGTCACTCTTGTCTAAATCATATATATCCCATAATTTTGCTTTTTCACGATATGAAATTTCTGTTTTCTTCTTCTTTGTTTTTGCATTTATATGACGTTTTTCACTTATATTTGGCGGGGGGTGACCTATTATTGGAGCTGGCCCTATTACACGCAATTTACGGATTTTTGTAGAAGTCATTGATATATTTATACTAATTATATTATATATATTTAATCAATTTTTTTGTATTGATAATACAAACGCATAACTATTATTATGAATCCTCTTGCAATAATGTCAAGTATGTCTGGTGCAATACCTACTGCAATGCCTCAACCAAATTGTGATGAAATAGAAACCGATGATGTAAACACAGAATGGGAAAACGGATTAAAGGACCAAATGCCGGCCGAGATAAAGAAAATTATGGATGCTATATGTCAGCGATTCAGTAGTGGTGATGTTTTAAAATCTTGTAATAATGGTGATGAAAATGAGAATACAGTTAATCTTGTTAACCATATGACATCCGAAACCGAAACACTTATATTGCATTTGTTTGGCGGTAGTCAACCTAATATCTCACGATATTTATTAAATTACGTTCCTACACCAACAACAAATCAAGGACAGACCGGTGGAAATGATGATACACCAACGCTGGCGAAGCTTGGTACAACTGATGCGGCAGGTGCAATCGGTTCGGTGACTGGTGCTGCAACTGATGCGGCAACTGATGCGGCAGGTGCAATCGGTTCGGTGACTGGTGCTGCAACCGGTTCGGTGACTGGTGCTGCAACTGATGCGGCAACTGATGCGGAAGGTGCAATCGGTTCGGTGACTGGTGCAGCAAAACCCACACGTAAAAAAGAACTAACAGATGGTAAAGCAGAAACAATTTTAAACCTTTATACAAACCACATTATAAATCAAATAAAATGTAATTCTGATACCGCACAGATATTACAGACAAAAATAATTGATACTATGATTATATCAATAACCAATAATTTAAATATAAATAGTTTGGAACTATTCAGTGAACTTGCAAAAGAAACAACAGTACGCTGTATGAAAGACCGTATATCTTTAATTACACCGACAATGGAAGTATACAAAAACATTATTAGTACTGCAACTGCAACTGAAGAGATATTACCCGATTATATACGATTATTATTAGAATTATTTGTATATCGTGAATATGCCCAACTGTTAAATGATGCAGACATAGAATTAAATATAGATGAATTAACTACACTTATAACGACACATAGAAAGGCATTAAAGCCTGTTAGAGAAAGCGCCAAAAAAATAATGGCAAACACGAATGAAGGAATGGTACAAGCCATACAGAATTTAAATGGATTCCCACGACCGAATGGAGGGACAGAAGTGGATACTATTGCGGTCCCATCATCAAATAATCAAAACGCATTAGCTAAGTTTAAAGCATTATTTGAAGAAGAAACCGAAGAGACAAAAGGTGGTGGCAGAAAAAAACACACACGTAAACATAAACGTCACCATAAAAAACGCAGGTCAACTCGTAGATATAGATAAATTATATATTTTTAATAAAACATATAATATGTAGCATCCCACAAAGGTAATTATTTATTTCTTTTTTTCAAAGTAGTTCGTCTATTGTATTTTAATGGTTTGGTAACTTTCTCAAATAATTTTTGAAACAAATCATCGGGCAATACTTTTGATTCACTTTTTTTAAAAACTCTGGAATTAGTATCAACCGTGTTGCTTATATATAATCCAGTGGGTACAACAAGACCAGCAAACCGTTTTAATTCATCAGTTGGTTCAATATCTAAACCGTCACCTCCAAACATTAAATCATTATTTTTTGTTTCATTATGTATACATGTGGTTAATGGAATACCAGCTATAGGATTCGCGAATAGATTGCTGTATATTATCTCTTTTGCAAATGAGTCATAGAATTCCATTTTATATATATTATAATAGATTGATATTTTTTTTCGGTATTATACATCGCCCGATTTTTTATAAGTGCGTTTTATGTCACTACTGGTTGTAATCTCCCGATTATCTTTTAAATATTGTATAATAAACTCAACCTGCGTATCATCTTTAATTAAATCAGCTAAACAACGTTGAATATACCCAAATGTAATGGTAGAATATTCCTTTTTTTCATGTAGACGTAGTTCTCCATCACTAATGGTAATCTTATTTTGTGCCAAATTATGATTGTTCATAAAATCACATATTTGATGATTTAATTGTGACTTCATTTCACGTAACTGTTTTGTTTTTTCATTAACGATTTTCAGTTGGCTATCCATAACCACCCATTTTTTGACCTTTTCTATAAATTCTGGTTTTGTTTGTATTTGTTCAATAATATTGTCACTCATGATAATATTATAATAAAGATTATATTTTGATTATTATACCGAAATTCAATGCCTTTTTGATTTACGTTTTTTTCCACCCGATTGGACTTGAACAGCAGGGTCTACATTTGCTCCACCATCAACATTCTGTAAAGTAGGTACTGTATTCTGTAGTTGGTTTACATGTATTGCCCCACCATTTCCAACAGTTTGAGTATTCATATCACCATATACGGATACACCATGTTCAGCGGCACCACTACCACCTGTGAATATTAATGTTTTCATCCAATTTTCTCTGGTTAATTTCCCATCTTTATGTTTACGGGAATAATGATTTTTGGCTCCTTTACCGTGTTTTTTACTGGATTTATTTTTTAAATAACGTTTTGATGTGGTATTTCTACGGGCGGATTTAGATCTACGTGAGGGTCGTTTTCTATTCATTATATAGTATCGTTTTATTTTATTTTATTCATTTGGAATATATATTCTCAACCCTCTTACTAATTTTAATATTTTCAATAATATATATAAATTTGCTAAAATCGCTATAAATAGAAATATGTTATAAAAACAGATTATCCATATATACAAATACATTTCGTTGTATATTAAATCCCCGAGTGGACTTAATACAGCTTTAATATCTTTACGCGAATCCTCACTATACAAATAATTAATGCATGATTCTTTTATATTTTTCATACTTGTTGTAAATACTTATAGTACTGCATTAATAGAATAAATATATTTTAACGCAATTCGTATATTTACTAGAATATATTTGTAGATAAATAATAATAAAGATATCGATTAGAATAACTATAATGGATAGTATATTAGAAGCGACTGATAATTTTCAATTTAATTCTGTCAAATTATCTAAACCTAAAAGTACAGCAGGTGGTAATTGGTTAATCAAGTTTGGTATAAATAATAACCCGTTTTATTTACAAACCCCGAAATGTAATACTCGCAATGGGATTTTAAAAGCAGGTAAACGGTATTATACAGATTTGGTGTTTTCCAACGATAATGATGAGTTTATACGATGGATGGAAAATTTGGAAAATATGTGCCATGAACATTTACATGAAAATCGTGCAATATGGTTTGATAGCAATTTAATGTTGGAACGGCATGATATAGAAAATTATTTTACTTCACCTATGAAAATATATAAGACTGGGAAATATTATATTCTACGTGTAAATGTAGAAACCAATTTAGGGGTTCCTGCATTAACCATCTATGATGAAGCAAATCATAAAGTAGATATTGATGCTATTACCGATAAACAAGATGTTATTAGTATTTTAGAATTTAAAGGTATAAAATGTTCATCTACCAGTTTTCAAATTGATATCGAGATGAAACAAATGGTAACGATAAAACAAGTGAAAATATTCTCAAACTGTGTAATCCGTTTACCACCACAGTCTGGTAATTCATCTATATACGAAGAGGAAGAGGAAGAACAAAATAATTTAGATAAACCAATGTTGAGTTATATCAATAATAATACAGAAAATACTGATATTGACATTCCTACTTTAGATATACAGAGTTCAAATCCAGAAAATGATAATGCAGAAAATACTGATATTGACATTCCTATATTAGAAAAATCAAATGAAATAGGCGTAGGTTCTTTAGACAAAGATAATAATGATACTCAACCCTTAGAAATGGCGATGGTATCAAGTGACCCTGAAATAAATGATAGAGAGACAGAGACAACTATTTTAGAAAAACATGATGTAAATACAGATAATCTGGATGAATCCACAAATGACACAGTTGAAAATAATGATTTAATTGTAGATACAAATGAATTACAAGAGTTCAAAATAGATTTAGATGATTTAACGGAAGATGTTAACATAAATATTAAGAAGGACAAGGATATATATTATGAAATGTATAGAGAAGCTTGTAGAAAAGCGAAAATAGCGAGAGATTTAGCACTTTCTTCCTATTTAGAAGCAAAACGCATAAAAAACCAATATATGTTAGATGATTTAACAGAAAGTGATGATAGTGAAAATGAAGACATGGAGGATTTTGATTAATGAAATAAAAACATTTTTGTAAGACATCTCATAACAGATTGTTTAGATAAAATGTTATTTTAGATAAATAATTTATCACCCGTTATTATATAAACAGAATGTTTCGCACAGTTCTCTCAATTTTAAAACAGTCATTTAATGGGATGAAAACATTCTTCACGCCTCAAAGAGTTGTGGGAATTCTTGTATTTTTATTATTAGTTTGGTTAATTAACCAAAACTTCAGTAGTAAGATGTCTGTTGTAGACAAAATGGAAGACGGTACTGAAGATGCCGTGAAGAAGCCGGATTCAGTAGAATCCGCTGCTGTTGGTTCTGGTAGTACTGCTTCCGGTAGTGGGTATGCTACACACGAGGTTGCCAACCCTACTGATTTATTACCAGCTGACGAAAATAGTCAATGGTCTGCATTGAATCCTAATGTCTCCAAGTCCGGAGACGCCACTATGCCTGATTTATTGAAGGCTGGTCACCATATTGGATTAGATACCATTGGCCAAACTTTACGTAATGCCAATTTACAACTTCGTTCCGACCCTATTGTCCCCAAGGCCGACGTTGGTCCATGGAACCAAAGCACAATTGAAACCGATTTTGCTCGTGTTCCCCTTGAACTTGGCCCCAGATAAGTAATTTACATCCATTAATTCATTATATAGTAATACATAATGAATTTAACGCGTTTACATGATTTAGTCATGATAAATTTTTAACATTATATACTATATTATATTATATGTTTTACATTACCGAATTTCTAAGCGGTGGTTTAATCACGGTTTTATTCTCATATGCTTCATCTCTATATAAGAATCATCCTGCGTATATTAAAATAATCGCGTTTTTATGGGGTCTGCCTATATTATATTTTTATATCTTATTCATTTCTATGTCTATCAGCGAACAAGCCGCGATAGATATAACCTACCATGCATTATTTGGTATGTTATGTTCAATCATTATTATGATAACGACACTTTTGTTACTTAACTACACATATAAGTTTAATTACAGTAATCAGTATATTATTGGAATAAATATAGCATACTTATTATTAGTAATTCATGTTTATTTATGGTACAAATTATACCAATAATACTGTGTCTTTTTTAATCGTGTTATAATATATAAATCATGGATAAATATGAAATTTTAGCGTTCTTAATAACAGGTATCGTTATTGTTGGTTGCTTATACATATATTTTGATAACTATGGTGCATTTGATTTAAAATGCATTGTATCAACAGTTGATGGTAATGAATATTGTGTGCGTGAACGTAATAAATTACAAGAGGCTGCCGATTTATTAGCAACCGTTACTGAAAAATGTAAAAAATTAGTTGATTATGTTTATGGTAAATTTCCTGACCAAGAAAATGCTCAACGCTTACATACTAATTTTAATCCTAAAAAAGTTATGGAAACATTACCTACCAGTAAGTTTACAGCATATAGTGAAAATAAAGGTGAAAAGATAGCATTTTGTTTAAATAAAGAAAAACAGGAAAATGAAGTGTTAATTGATGAAAGTACATTAACATTCGTTGCTATACATGAACTCTCTCATGTTATGACCAAATCTATTGGGCATAAAAGTGATTTTTGGGAAAACTTTAAATTTCTATTAGAACAAGCAAAAGAAGCTAATATACATAATCCTATTGATTATAAGGCTGCCCCGCGCGAGTATTGTGGTATGAAAATCCATGATAATCCTTATTATGATGCATAGAACCTAACATAATGATATCAATATTGCTAATAAAATAATAAAATAATATAAAAATATTTTTTATATTATAGAAAAATAGGTATATAATCTATAAGCATCTGTATATATATATGGAGGATACAGGCAATATTGAATCTATTATACAATATGAAGAACCCATTCCAATGAAAGATATTATGAAGGTATGTATTTTAAATGATTCAAATACTATTCAAAAAATGGTTGTGTTTCAAGGAAGTATGAGACCAGTTGGTAGAAATGATGATATATTTAGTGAGTATGAACAACTACAAAATAATGCTACTGATTTTACTATTCAATCGTCCAGTATGCAACTCCATCCAGATGACTCTGTTCATATTATTAAAAAAAAAATTCTACATGAACTTGACATGCCGTTATTATCGTATAGTGAGTTGTATTTGTTTTCTAAAAAAACTATCACAATCCATTTACATCAACTGTATTTGGAAATTACCAAGAATGAAACTGTACCGTTAACAAAACCGATTATTGGACAATTATTAGTCAATCTTGAAATCATTGATAAAGATACATTATCGTATTTTTCAAATATGGAACAACCAACATACACATTTGCCGAATTTATGAAAGGATTTGCAAAACATACATATGATATTGATATTTCTATACCCATTGGACGACGTTTTGTAAAATCCAGAGAACTTTTGTATTCAGCAAATCCATTCAATGTATTAAGTAATCGGGAACTTGTATTCCATACTACTAATAAAAATGCATTGTTATCCTTTGAAAACCATTTATTATTATCTTACGGTAATTTGATGAATAATACTTTATATATTTGTACAGCAGACTCCGTTTTTAAATATAGTGAGAGGCAGTCTATATCAAGTGATTATTTTATAAAATTATATTATCCATTGTTATCGAAATTAGAGATATTCACTACAGATGAGTTAATTAAACAAAAACCCAATTTAATAAAAGATACTAAGAAACTTATGAAACCAAAATTATTCAAAAAATATAGAAATATTGATACCTTTTATAATCTTTATAATAAACAACCAGAAAAACTATCCTATTCAAAAAACGGTATTAATAAATTTCATATGGTGTTGCACCCTATTACAAACATCATATTACCAATTGAATATATTTTTAAACAAATTCATGCAACGAATGATGTTCCTTATATAAAATATAATCCTGGATTACGTAGAGAACCCATATATCGTTTATATACCAATACAAGGACTAAATCAGGGAAAAAAATACCACTACTATCACGAACCCAAATTATGTCTTTTTCTAAAAATTCAAATAGGCCGAAACAATTATCATTTGTTACGCAATATACATATGAAAACACGACGGACTTTATATTCTTACATATTACTAACAACGGAGATGTTGTAATAAAGGGCGAATGTAAACACCCTATTTCTGCTTATAAATTAAATATTTTATTAAATAATAAAATTAACCCGATTATTTCTCAAATAAACAAAATAATTGAAACGTCTGGATATACTATTTCTACCTTTAATAGCATATACGACGAACATGTTGAAACGGTTAATGTTAGTTATATATGTAGTGTTCCTTATACTACCCCTGTAAAATCTACCGAATTAACTACACTTATGGCTAATATGTTCCATGTATATGAACCTAATATTAATAAAGGTGCCATATTACGATTTACTCGTGTTGAAAATTACAAAGAAATGACTGCTATCAATAGTATGATTACTCAAATATATAAAAATACAAATGATTGGGGTACTGTACACAAATATATTATGGAAAATTTTTCATTTACGAATGAAGAAGCTCAACAGCATGTTACGGATTACTTGAATTCACATATATTATTAAATGGGAATTATATAAATAAAACGGTTGATATCGCGGAAAATCCAGGATTTCCTTGTTTAATTTATATTTCAACTGCATATGCAACACCAGAGTTGACACTTGATGTGAGTGAGATTACGTCTATACAATATATTGATGTTATTCATAGGTATTTTGACACATTTTTACGAGTAACTCAATACCCTGATAAATCTTCCATATCTAAGGATACATTGTTGAAAATTATGGCCGAAACAAGTAAGATTGAAGATATAACAATACAAGAACCCATTGTCGCGGTTAGCAGTAAGGGTATTCGGCCACATTCTCTTCAACCGTCAAATATTACCACACAAATAGATGCTGATATTGCCGATGGTGCAGATGATGGTGCAGATGATGGTGCAGATGATGGTGCAGATGATGGTATATTTTTTGATGATGATGATGATGATGATGATGATGATGATGATTCTCCAAAAAAAGTAGCAAATGATTTTATTGACGATAATACATTATTATTTCAAGATGACAGTGAGAGCGATGATGATAACTTATTTGTTGGTGGAAACCGTAATTTTTTTGATAAAATGAAAAAACTTGAACCATCATTATTTCGTACCAAGAAAGACGGACGATATGATTCTTATGCAAGAGTTTGCCCAAGTGTAAGTAGTAGACAACCAGTTATTTTGACAAAAGAAGAGTTAGATGCAATGGATGAAAACTCATATGAAGTAGCTATGCCATATGGTTCTAATCCAGAAAAACCGTATTGGTACGTATGTCCAAGATATTGGTGTTTACAAACCAATAAACCTATGACTGATAAACAAGTTGCGGATGGTGAGTGTGGTGGGAAAATTATACCATCAAATACAAAGAACCCACCACCTGGTCATTATATTTATGAGTTTACAGATGAACGTCAGCATAAAGATAAAGAAAATAATTATCGTCAACATAGACCTGGTTTTTTAGGAGCAAAATCCCACCCAGATAGTTGCTTGCCTTGCTGCTTTAAAGAAATGAATACAGCTCAGCAAAATACCCGCCGTAAAGAGTGTGGTGTTATGGATACTGATTTACGTGGAAATCCGGATGTTGTTGGAAAATTAATTAATAAACAAGGAACAGATGACGACTCCAAATCATCTATTGCAAAGGATATCATTACAGGTTCAACCATTGGTAATGTTGATAAAATTGTAAAAGAACCACGAAAAGGTATGAATATATTAGGTCATGATAAATTCCCAATTGATGTATCCAGATGGGGATTCTTACCATTATCTGTGGAACTCTTTTTGCGAACAGACAATTCTACATCTGTTACTAAAAATAATCCTGCATTAATACGACAAACAGAAACACCTTTATTAAGATATGGTGTAGAATATTCACATAACCAATCGTTCATTGCATGTATTGCTGACATATATACATATCATAATAATATCACTACACCTACCCTTCCAGAAATGCGGAAAATTATTGCATCTCATATTACGTTAGATGTTTATATCAAATTAAATAATGGTTCTATTGTTTCTATATTTCAACCGAAGCAGACAACGGTTACTGATATTACAGTTGAAAAATATAAAACTACGAGTTTTTACAATAGTTTTAATAAATTGGAAAATATATCACAAAATAGATTCTTGAAAGATACAATTGCCTCTTATGAAAACTTTTTAAAATATTTAAAAAATGATGACTCATTTATTGACCATACTTACATGTGGGATATTATTAGTTCACCAGATACTGGTATTTTTAAAGATGGTATTAATATTGCATTAATTGAAATCATAGACAATGATATTACCAACAATGTCTCTTTATTGTGTCCAACAAACTCATATACATCGCAATTATTTGACGTAACAAAAGGCACTTGTATACTTTTAAAACACGACAATGTATATGAACCAATATATTTGTATGGTAATACCAAATTATCAAAATATACCAAGAAAAATGCTGTTAAAATATTTTATCAACAAAATACTCCATCTAATCTATTGAATTTATTTACTATCATTAATAAAACCACAAATAAGTTTTGCAAACCAAAATCAAGTATGCCAGATGTCTATGACTATAAAACAAATATATCTGCCGCCGAAATTTATACCATTTTACAAGAAAACCGATTAATTGTTGAAAATCAAGTTCGTAATTATAGAGGAAAAACCATTGCATTTATTGTTAAATCCAGAATTACGGATGATAATGGTTTTTATATACCGACTGCACCATCAAGCAATATAAAGAATGTTAATATGATTTTTACAGACGAGGTTGTTTGGCAAACGTATGAAGTTACTCGCGATCGTCTAATGCAGATATCAGATAAATCTCAGGGCAAAATATTATGTAAACCACAGTTCAAAGTGATTGAAGACGGTCTAATTGTTGGAATATTCACAGAAACCAATCAATTTATCCAATTAAGTGACTCATCACAGGATACTATTGAAGATGGTATTCCTACGTATCACGTACATGGTTATAAAGATAATCTGGATGAATATTATCAGGCAGATAAATCGCTTGCTACAGATAAGTCAAGTGATTCTATACGTACACAAACGATACGCAATATTTCTCTTGAAACTCAATTCTATAAACTTTTCCGTAATAAATTACGGGTTTTATTGGCTAATTATAAATATAAAACCATACGAGATGAAATTCTTAGTATTATAGAAAACAAACATTACCTATATAATATTAAAATGAAAATGTTGCTTACCCTGATACAACACACCATGAATCCACATATTTCTTTTGTAGATTTTGATAAAGATGTATTGGATAAAATAAATGAGATGAATGGTCTTATAAATAAAGATGATATTGTTGGACTATGTAGTGGAACCTCCAATCAATTATGTATACCAAAACAAAATTTAATAAGTGATAATGAGAACGAACAACTTTATTATACTCGTTTAACAGATGAATTGGTTAGATATAGTCGCATTCGTCTGTTTATATTAGATACTACCAAATATTTAAATATGGGTGATACTGAATACAATATAAATGCAGATGAAATATTATATCTATATTCTACAATTCTATCTGAAAATTTTGACGCGTTGATTCCAATGCCAACAAATAAATATATACAAAATATTTCTTATGATTTTGCGAATCCTACAACATCAACCATCCCACACAGTAACAACGAGGTTACATTAGAACAACAATATAATAATAACACAAATGCCTCATTAAGTGTATTACAAAAAGAATGTGTATCTGCTGTCGGAAATATTATTGTTGATAAGAATAATTGGCATTTAATACTACACGATGGTGCTAAGGAACATGTGATGAATACATCGGTTCAATGTAGTTTCTACGTTATATTACATATTTTGAAAACACATCTGCAAATTGATGAAAATATTTATGATATTAAAAGACGTCTATGTATTTATTATAACCCGATTATTGAGAACTATTTATTAAAACTGTGTAATATATTTAAAAATCAAGGAAAATCACATGTTAATATGCTAAAGAAAAAACAAATCAATATTGATGTCATGATTATGAGTGATGATTATATGTTAACTGCGATTGATTATTGGGTTATTGCTACAAACATGAATCTACCAATTATCATGTTTCACAGCAATGCATCTTTACCTTTCAATAATAATTTGAAATGGTTACGATTGGCAGGTAACCCTGAAAATGATGCGTTCTTTTTTATACGTATGATAAGTAATAATCAATATAACTTAATTACACCACCCTCTATGATTAGTGATTTGATTGGGTTTCAACAGTTGATTGAATCTCCATCATATACAGAACATTTTAAATCATTTAATGATTTTATCACTGATTATGAAATTACTGTACCTAAATTAAAAATTAAAACACCCCGTACAAAAAAAACATAATCATTATCATTCCAGTTCATTATTCATACAAAATGTATAATGAATCTAACATAATTTATATTTTTTACTCTTTGTATTAAGATAACCGATTTCTATTAACTCTGCGCCTTTATTAAAATTCAACATACTGTAACCAGATAATGCAGAGGGAGTTACATAATAATAATTTACCTCTCCATAGGGAGTTTCACAATTTTGATTTAATTGTGATATTGGATTGTTATAATTGTGTTTTACTACACGAAATGTTCTCAATATCATCTCTTCTATGGTGTCTATCGTGGTATCATCTTCAATCATTGTATCATATGGAGTAATGTAGGTGATGTTTACATAATCAGGAGAATGTACGATATCTAACAACGCATTACTTAATGTTCCTCCATCTGCATACAGATAACCTTTAAACTTTATTGGGGGGAAAACTATTGGTATTGCAGACGTTGACATTAATAATTTTATTTTATCTTCTGTATCTAACGTATAATCATACAAATAGGTGTCTAAATTACCTGTGTATAAATTTACTGCTCCTATTATTGTTTCTATTACTGGTTCATTTGTCATATTCGCGACAATTGTATTTAATGTTCTATGTAAAGGTTCTGTATTTAACAACGAATTTCTTGTTATTGGCAGGATTTCATAGATATCATTATTACGAATATTGGAATACATTATTTCCGCGTCTTTTACACCCTCATTTATATTTGAATAATACGATAAAAAACCAGAGTTCAATCCTCCCGCTGAAATCCCAGTGTATCTATCATATTTTTTTGTGTTTTCACTCAATATTCTTTTTAAAATGCCGATTTCTACTGCACCAAATGCACCACCACCACTAAATGATATTTGTTCAGTCGCGTTTGAGAATACTACTAATACTAATACTAATAATATTATTGAATGTATCATATACATTTATACAATCTTTTTTTTTCTGGTTACATTGTTAATTCTGTTTTCATTAATTCATTTTCTTTCCAATATTCACGGTTCATATACCCATGCATAGAATTATTTTTTACAAAATATGTATATGCGTCTATTTTAACTGACCTGCTCAATGCATTTATAATATTTGTATGACGGTATTGTATACGATTATATACACTTACTCGTTTTCGCCCAAGGTATTTTTTTTCTAATATATTCAAGGTAATCGGTTTATCATACGTCATACAATATAATTCTATCAGTTTTTTTTCTTGGTTTAATAAGTTGGGTATATCATTTACGTTAATACTTTTGCCAGTCAAACTCTCAATTGTATATATACCAAATCCACCAGATCTTTTATAATCTTTGTACATGTTTATAATATTTTCAGCACTCATGATAATATTATAATTTGTTGACATTTTATGTGTTCCTTAATTGTTAATTACCGCATATACCCTACGTTCATATCAATTTTATACATTTTCTATAATAAAAAAAAAAGTTTTTATGTCTTTTTATATTTCAAATGCCGAGTTTTGAATATTTATATCAAATTATCACTTAAAGACAATTTTTTGCTTTTTTAAATTTACAACATGGGCCCAATCACACTCACCTATATTACAACGATTAGATTTACCCCACCAACTTACGGTTGACCGATTTGCCCCAGTTGTTTTTGCTTCGTTGTACATTTGTAATGCTTCTACATAATTTGTAGCATACCCATAAAAGTCATCAAATCCACCCGCAGGGTAAAAGGATTCCCCCGCAAATACTGCATATTTATATTTTGGTGGGGTATGATAATATCTTGTACGTTTTCCGTTTGTAATAGTTGCGGTTTCCATCGTTTGTATATCCGTTAAAGTAATGCTATATTATTTACTAATACAATCAATTCAATTTTATGTAAAATAATCAATAAAAAATTATATATAATCAATAAAAAATTATATATAATTTGTAAATATATATAATTGTATTGGTTTTGTGTGTTTTTGTATTGGTTTTAAATTCCCATATCATAATCATCATCACATACACCTACATTTGGTACTGTAACATTGGTAATATAGTTGGAAATCTCCACATTCTCTCTGGAACACGGCTCGCTCGGGTCTTCTATACTTCCAAACATGGAATTGATCTCGGTATCGCGGTCTTTACGAGTGATATCTTCTGTATCAAGTGTTTGCATTTTTTCCATGTCTAATACCAAATCAAACATACCTGTACCGAAATTACCAGTTTGTCCCATCATTACACTTCCAGATACACCTCGCATATTGTCAAAGTTGGCATGTCTCGCTGACTCCAACAACACTTCTGTATGTACTTCAAATGTTGCCTTAGCAATTGGACCGATATTATCATTTAAAATACCCGACCTAAAGATAGCCACCATATTATGGTTTGTTGTCATACGGTCACACAATATACTCAAATGATGATAATTAATGTAAACACCACTGAAATCCATAACTTCCGACAATTCATTAAATAACACTTGGCGTGCAGCTTCAATACCTAATGTATAAAATACTTCCTTTATGTCATTACTGTATGTTCTAACCCAGTCAATATAATCTAATCCAAGAACATCAATTAAATTTGAACCAGTTGTATCTAAAATCCAAATATCCTTTTGAACAAATTTTCCATCTTCTTTTGATACCATGTTTTGCAACTTTCTGGGTAATACATTTGTTATACCTGGAAGTCCACGTAATACAATTGTATTTAAAATCATTTCTTGGAAATTCCTTAACATATATATTTCGTCTGACTGGTCAAGTGAACTGGCAACGCCACGCTTCTTGGCTTTATTTAATACATCACTATTTAAACGAATACGGAATATTAAATTTTTTGCATTATAATCCGAGTATACACATGTAACCTCTTCTCCATAACTATTGTTAATAGCAAAGTTAATATCATCCATCGTAATATTCTTTTCAAATAATGTTTCTGCCTTAAATGCAATACGGATGACCCATCTGGAGGTTTGTTGTTTATTTCCACTTTCCTCTGTAGTGGTTTTATTACATTCCTCTACAATATCTTCAAACTCATAATATTGTTTCATAATCAATTCGTCATCCGGCATGACTGTTTCTTTGTCTACTGGGTCAAAACATATTTGGACACCTTTCACTATATCCGCTATCTTTGTATGTTCTAACATATTTGCATAATGCTCTGCTTTATCGCGAGTACCTTCTTCATTCTCGTGTAAAAATACAGTCATAGATGGGTTCTTTGGATTCTTAGTCAATCGTAAAATTTCTTCAATACGAGGAACACCACGAGTAACATTAGATTTTGATGCCACACCACTTAAATGAAATGTATTCAATGTTAATTGGGTGGTTGGTTCACCAATAGATTGACCGGCAATAACACCTACCATTTCACCGGGATGAACCAATGCTTGTTTATATTTCATTACAATTGTTTCTAACAATAAGATGAGTCCCTTTCTATGGAAACGTTTACGGACAAGTAAATCCTTAGGTGTAAGGTAGTAAAAATACACGATTTCAAATAAGTGGTTCGGCTTTGCATAATTAAAATTCTCTAACTTTTTATAATATACTTTGATCAATTCAAATGCTTCTTCGGGAGTAATATCTACAAGGTTATTTGGTGTCAAATTTAATTGACCTTGTACATTAATAATTGTATTTTGGAAAGCGATTGGCATTTTAATACCATTTTCATTTTTGTTAAGAAATACTTCCTTTATTAATGAATCCCGGTTATTTATCATTTGCTCAATATATATTTTACATGTTTCTTTTGTTTCTTCACGCTGTTTCTTTATTCTTGAAATAGTACCTTTTGTATATATGTCCTTTAAAACGGTTTTTTCGTTATTTACACCGGCTATGTCATAATAATTATAAATATCTTCTATTGTCATAGTCACCAATGGAATTTTTTGATTCTCTGTTTTCGTTGAATCAAAATTATCATCTCCATATCTAAACTGGATAATCTTTCCAATACTATTACGAACCGTCATATCGTACTCCACCTTAATATCTTCCAAACCCTTAATTAATCGTCGCTGAATATATCCTGTTTGGGATGTTTTTACAGCTGTATCAATCAAACCAACACGACCTCCCATCGCGTGAAAGAATAACTCTGGAGCTGTTAAACCGGATATATACGAATTCTCAATGAATCCACGAGCACCGGGAGTATCATCAAATTTACTGAAATGAGGTAATGTACGGTTATCAAAACCATATGGAATACGCTTACCATCTACATTGGTTTGACCCAGACAGGATATCATTTGAGAAATATTAATTAAATTGCCCTTTGACCCTGAATTAACAATCATCAAGAAACGATTGTTTTTACTCAAAGATGTACGACCAATCTTACCTGCTTGTTCAGTTGCTTTGTTTAACACATTATTAATATTTGTTTCAAATTCAACAATATTTGTAGTTGAGGTGTTATTTTCAAAAATACCTAAGTGCACCTTTTCTATGATGGATTGCACCTCCTGTTTTTGTGTCAATATTGCATGTATAATGCTATCTTGGGTTTTTCGGTCAGCTATCAAATCACTAATACCTACACTGAACGAACTTGACTTCATGTATTCAGTGATGATATTTTGCATATCATCGATATAATCACTTGCCCGCATGTTTCCATAATCATTACATATACGGTGGATTATACCCTTCGTCGTTGACCCCAATACATTCTTCTCCATTTGACCACGAATATATTCACCATTACGAATCTCTAATACATTGTTTGAGTCGTCATATTCCTCATCCTCATCATACAACTCGGTTTTATATTTTAATGTTACGGGGGGTAATATTTGGGATAAAATATCAAAACTACTGATTTTATCACCATTTTCACGCAATTTCGCCATATTTACATTGGGGTATAACATCAATAAATTCATCGCTTCACGGGGACTAAAACTAATATTTGGTCTGGTAAAACGATATGAACCCAACATTGAATCTTGGAAAATGCCAATGATTGGCGAATTCTTTGCTGGACTTATCATTTGATATGGGATTGCTGCTAAATTTTTTAATTCGGATTCTGCCAACACACTTTGTGGCATATGCATATTCATTTCATCTCCATCGACGTTGTATGCTGCATTAATGCAGTCATATGTCACCCAAAGGTTTCCCAATGGGACGGACTGTATCTTAAGCAAACTCTGGATGGCTAATCCTTCATTGTTCACCAACACCCGTTCAGTCTCTGAACGCCTGTCATATCCTACCATAACGGACTTAGACAGTAACGCTGCGGATTGCCCAATCCTTGACATTATTACCATTGGGTACGGCTATTAACCGTGTTCCCCTTATAATGTTTCCATTACAGGGTGGTAGTCAAGGCTCTCAGGGGATTCCCGCATCAAGGCGTTTCGCTAATTCTTCTAAAAATTTTAATGCCATTGTTTTACTATCAGTTAAACTTATATGAGACCCGCCAAAGTCTGCTTTATATTTTTTTCCATTATCATTTATATAAACATACCAACCATACTGTAATCCTTCACGATTACATGGTTTAATTAAATTTGCATGATTAGTGTTTAATAATTTTGGATTCATTAACATAAATCTATCAAATTTTTTATCTTTATAATAGTCCATAACACCAGTTGATACTCTCTTTTTACTTTCATCACAATGTCTAAATGTTTTTCCTCCTATTTTCAAATTATACCCAGTTGGATATATTGAATTATATTCGGTAATATATTTATGTTCTAATTCATCTGCTTCGTCTAATTCACAATAATCAATTACTTCTAAATCAAAATTACAACAACCATATTTCTTGATTGCTGAATTTAAATAATGACATTGATTTTGTTTTTTAGAATATGCTTCTGAAATATGACATCTTAATCGTCCTTCTGCTCCATATGGACGAAAACGCTTGTGATTTAATATATGAGAAACGGCTTGACCAATATATATTTTTTTATTTTCAATGTTTGTCAATCTGTATATTTCACAATATCTTAACTTTTCATCATCTATTAGTTTGTTTGATAGTTTTAGGCGGTTTGATAGTTCCATCTAATATTATAGCATTAGATTTTATTTTTATATTATTTTTAGAAGAATTAACTAGGGAGTAGCACCCTTTTAAGGCTCCCTGTTCTGACCCCGAAGGAGATTACTGCTTATTGCAGTCAATTGTCGAGTCAGCATTGTATGGTTTTGTGTCTCCCACATTCATACGAAATGTGTCACCACGCTTCATAATTTTTGCGATATGACACATCATACTCATTCTATGTAAACTGGGTTGTCTGTTGAACAAAACAGCATCACCATCCATCATATGACGATGAACGATATCACCATTTTCTAAACGAATAGAACCAGTATCAACATATCGTAGCGAAATATTTTCACCACTTTTACGTTCCAAAATTTTTGCACCTGGCTCTCCATTTGAACCGCCATCTGGGCCATTTTGTACTAATTTCATAAGAAAGTTACGATTACGGTCATTTACAGTTACAGGTTTTGTTATATTCCTTGCAATTTTCAAAGGAACACCCAATTGACGAATTGATAAATTGGGGTCACCCGTAATAACCGAACGTGCACTAAAATCTACACGCTTACCCATTAAATTACCACGAATACGACCATTCTTACTATTTAATCTACCACTAATACAATTTAACGGACGACCAGAACGCTGTGCCATTGGGTCTGCCCCCTTCACCTTATTATTTGCAATCATTGCCACAAAATATTGTAATATTCCAGATAATACTTCTATCACCTTTGTGGCTGCATTATTTGCTATCTTATCGCGCAAATCATTGTTTGTTTTAATTATATTACTATAAATATGTGTTAAATCATCTTCACTACGTTGCTGAGCATCATGCTTTACCGACGGACGAACTGCTGGAGGTGGAACTGGCAATACTTGACAAATCATCCATTCTGGACGTGACCAAACAGGACTAAAACCCATAAAATTTACATCTTCATCGCATATACGCTTAAATATTTTTATCAACATTTCGGGGGTTAGTCTTAATACTACCTTCTCCGTATTACCATCAGTCATCACCATCTTTTCCCAAATCGCCTGGATTGTAGACATACCCTCTACTTGAATTTTATCTGGTTGCTTATATCCACAGCCATCCTCGGTACAATCTCCACACCGCTTCACATTCGGGGCAATATTTGTTATATAATTCCACCTTTCTGACTGAGTCATATTCAATACATGTTTGTGTAGATTTTTATTGATTTTTAACTTACTGCACTTAAAGCACACGCATTTACAGATTTTCATAATTTCTTTTAAATGTTGTATAAATAATACAGGACGGGCCAATTCAATATGACCAAAATAACCAGGCGTATCAATATAAGTATATCCATCAGTTGGACATATTAGTCCAGGTTCAAGGACACCCATGCGTGGATCAAATAATCCACCAACCACGGGTTTATTATTAATATAAGTATCACGGGATGTCACTTCTACCACCGAATTTTTTCTAATTTCTTCTGGTGACAATATACTAAATTGTACACCAATAATCTTTGACGATGGTTTGAAATTATCCATATTGGTGTTTTGGATATGCATAAATATAACCTATATATATTATTATGTCTATATTATTTACAGGTTGTTATAATCAATTTTTTAATACTAACTATATTACTCATCAAATTTATATTTCTTTCTATATTCTTTCATTCCTCCACTATACTCATTTATATTAACAAAACCTTTTTTCATTAACTCTTTTATTGTTAATTCCGCTGCATTACATTTTTCATGAGCACAATATACTATTATTGGTACTTCATATATTTTTACCTTTTTATTTTTTATATATGTATTTAGTTTTGGATAATGGGTTCTCACTACTTCTCCAAACCACTTTTCTAATTCTATTATTGACAGTTTTGATACGTCTTTATTAAACAAATTAAATGTTTTTGGTATATGGTCTTTTCCATAATATTCACTGGGTAAGGCATTTATTATTACTGTTAAATCCTCTTTCTTTTCTTTCATAAATTTTTCCAAATTATATTTACATATTACTATTTTTGTGTAAATTTGGTCATTCCATTTTCCATTGTTCTCTACTACAAAATGTAAATGTCTAAAAAATGTATTATCTTTTTTATCACTATTTTGTTTTGCTTTATATAACTGAGGACAAGCCAATCTTATTGTTACTACTCCTTTGTCGTTTGATTTTATTACACCACTATTCTCAAACTTATTATATGCGGTCTTTGCATCTTTTATTATTGGACTACTATCATTTTTCTCATCTGCTGCCCAGTATAATAGTTTTTTATTACATACTTTTTCACCTAACTCCAATTTCATTTCAACATTACTAAAATCTGGATTTTTTAAAGTCATACTATGACCGTTTATAAATTCACGAACAAAATCTTTTTCTTCTAACCATTCGGGTTTTAAAGACTCTTTTGATTTTACTACCTTTTCTACATCAAAATCTAAACAACTCGCACAAACTCCTTTTTTCATAATAATATAAACTATTATTATAAATTAATATTTTACACCCTTACATATTCGCTGGTATAAATTACATATTTGGTGCCAATTTTTTTAAACATCTATTACACGATTCAAGCGAACCTTCTACCCAACTTTGATTTAAACTATAATTTTCACCGCAGATATATAAATTTTTACAAGGATTTGTTATTTGATTTGCTATTTTATTACTATCTATTCCTTTATTCCAATATCCTACCCCACAATCCCAATTAAATACCCATACTTTTTCTGGCGCATTTATTTCCTTTTTAAATGTTAATTTTACGTTTTTCACTATTGCATTTTTAACTTCTTTTTCAGTTTTCATATTATTCCAATATTTCGTGTATTCGTCATCTGTATATGATATCATTATTAATCCATTTTCTCTATCCATTGGTATTATGAATCGTAATGGATTATTTGTTATAACCTTTGTTGTTAAATCATTAAACCATATATCTTCTTTCTTAAATAATGCATAAACACGACATAATGGCTTGCAACTTATTGATTTTTCTAACACAGAATGTATTGGTTTTAATAACGGGATTTTTAATAATGCATTTTTTGGTAAACATAATGCGATTTGTTTACTTTTTATTTTTTGGTCATTAACGTTAACTGAATATATTTCATTTGTATTATCATATTGTATTGATTTTACATTACTCTTAATTTTTAATATGCCATTGCTTTCTTTTATTACGTTTACTAATTTGTCTATCATTTTATGATAATAACCGCTATAATATCTTAGGTCTGGTCGAATACCTTTTGAAAATAAATGATAAGCATCATACATATTCATATTTTTTAATTGACCACTGTATCCAGATGCTACAAGCATGTATTCTAACTCGTCTGTTTTCAAATGTTTTTTTGCATATTCTTGAAACGTACAACTTTTTAAATATATCGCATTGTCTTGTTTTGCTTTATCCAATACTTTTGTTATATAATCAAAACCTGATTTATCATTAAACCTCTTAGAAAATTCATTTTTACTATCTACAAAATCAACATAAGCATTCTGCCCTTTATCTTTACGAAAATCCAATAATTTTAATTCTTTTAATAATTTTATTACTTCTACATGATTTAAATTAAATCTGGCTGCACCTTTTGGAAATGAATAGTCATGACTATTTATAACTTCTTCACATTGAAGTATACGGCCACCGAATAATGCATTCTTTTCCAACAACAATATTTTTTTACCAGTATTTAATAATTTATAATACAAAAATAATCCTGATATACCACCACCTACTATTATTAAATCGTACATTATATATATTGTATTTATAGATAAAATGTAAAAAATTGATTTATATTGACAGTAATAGTTCATTGTATCTTTTACAACATTTATTGAACAATGCCATCTATTAAAACACCATCATCATTTGCCTCCCATAGCCAGAAACGTCTTAAACGCGGTGCGGACAGTGATGGTAGTGATAATGACGAAAATACCGAGTATGAAACGGATACCAGTGATTCGTCTTATGTCCCACCCAAAAAAAACAAAAAATCTAAAAATAAAACAAAACGTGCAGAATCCGCAGGCGATGATGAGATTGACATTGATGATGCAGATATAGATAACATTCGTGGTTTGTTAACAAAATTATTTCCATCCAAATATATCAATGAACGAGCCAAAACCCTTACAAAAACAACCAAAAAGGTCAAGAAGACTACTGCTCAAAATGCAAAAAAATCCAAAACTGTCAGTTCAACCAAGCAAAAGACGAATAAGAAACATAGGACTGTGGTAGACGAGGATGATGAAGAAGATATTGGAGAGGAGGATAGTGATGAGGATGAGGATGAGGATGAGGATGAGGATGAGGATGAGGATGAGGATGATGAGGATGAGGATGAGGATGATAGCGATGATGATGATGATAGCGATGATGAGGATGATAGCGATGATGAGGATGATAGCGATGATGAGGGTGTTTATAATATTGTCTTGTCATTAGACGGTATGGACGAAGAAGCAGATGATGACTACATTGAAGATAATGCGGATTGTGATAGTGATGACGAAGAAGCATTTATGAAAGAGACTTATCAGCGCACAACAACGATTGACACGGATGAGCAAACCTCTAAAAAAATGAAATTAAAGAAAAAGAAAAGAAAGAATACCGAGGAAGAGGTTGTTTTAACAGATGCAGAACAAGAATATTTAGAATTGGTTGAAACCAAGAAACAACTGGTTGAACAACTTAGTAAGAAGCCAAATAGTAAAATTCTAAAGAATGCCATTAACGAGTGTAAGGAGTCTATTAATAAGCTTATTAAAAAGTCACGCACGAAGAATGCTAAGAATTACCATAAGCTAATTCATGGCGACAAGAAGCGTACTAATGAAATTGATTATTTTAGAAAAAATTTATCAAATAGAGAACAGTTACGTGTTATGAAAGATTTAAAGGAGATTAATGCACACATTAATATTGATAAGCCATATAGATTAGCCTTACTGGATTCAAAGATGCCAGCAAAGTTTAAGGCAGCTGCAATGCAAAAACTCAATGTTTTGCGAACCATGGAACCTGGCGACAATGAGTATTACAAAATCAAGAATTGGATTGATACTTTCATGCGTATCCCATTTGGAATGTATAAGAGCTTAAATGTTCAAATGAGCGATGGTGTTGATGTATGTCATAATTTTATGGCTAATGCAAAAAGAACATTAGACGACTGTGCATATGGGTTAAATGATGCAAAGCTACAAATTATGCAAATGATGGGACAATGGATTTCTAATCCATCTGCATTAGGTACTGCTATTGCAATTAAGGGACCAATGGGTACTGGTAAAACTACACTGGTAAAGGAAGGTATTAGTAAAATTTTAGGTAGAGAATTTGCTTTTATTGCTCTTGGTGGAACTGGTGATAGTAGCTTTCTTGAAGGCCATTCATATACATATGAAGGTAGTACTTGGGGTAAAATCGTACAAATATTGATTGACAGTAAGTGCATGAACCCTGTGTTTTACTTTGATGAGTTGGATAAGATTAGTGATACACCCAGGGGTGAGGAAATTGCTGGTATCTTAACACATTTGACTGATACATCTCAAAATAGTCAGTTTCACGATAAGTATTTCTCAGAGGTTGAGTTTGATTTGAGCAAATGTTTGTTTATATTCAGTTATAATGATGAGAGTAAGGTCAGTCCAATTCTACGAGATAGAATGTATCGTATCCAAACTAAGGGCTATGACACAAAGGACAAAGTTGTAATTGCAAGAAATCATTTATTACCAAAAATTCGTGAACAAGTCAACTTTACAGAGGAGGACATTATTATTCCAGACGAAACCATTCATTACTTAGCATCAACAAAGGAACATACAAAGGGAGAAGATGGTGTTCGTAATCTAAAACGCTGTCTGGAAATCATTTATACAAAGCTAAATCTCTTTAGATTGACGAAGCCAACTGAAAATCTATTTGATAAAGATATGGATCTTAATGTTACTTTCCCTTTCACTGTCACGCCAGATAATGTAGACAAATTCATTAAGAAGGAAGAGGCGGTTAGTCAAAGTGTTCTTGCTATGTATATTTAAATAAAACGAAATAAAAAAAGATCTGTAATTTATATAACTAATTATATAACAATTTTTTTTATGGACATAACTGCAAAAATTCATATGTTATCTACTGTAAAATCTATATTAGATGACGATATTGTAAAGGATGATTGTGATATACAACAAATATATGAACTTGTTGTAAAATATATTGATACTAACTGCAAACACAATATTATTACTGATTATATTGATATTTCACCGGAACATGGTCATACTATCAAATATTGTGATATTTGCATGAAAACGTTTCATTCTTAAAACAATATTATTATATTTATTCTTTCTTATCGGGAGTAGCATTACCGTTTGTACTGTTACCGCCACGGGTAGACAATAATTGTTTATGTTGTTCAGTTAAACATAACCCACCTCTTGAATTACTTAAACCAGAATTATCTGTACAATTCAATTTACCTTCTGCGTTAGCAAATTTGTCTAAATTATCTACAGCTGTGCTTAATGGTGAACAAAATAATCCATTCATGCCGTGCACTTTTTTGCATCCACTATCTTGGGGTACAATCATGTGTTTTGAGTATTCGTTCATACTGTTGTTTTCAAAATTCTCAAATTCAGAATGTTTTTTAAACACTGTGTCCATATAAATTGGAGATACAGCATTACATGACACAAATAATGACGAACCAATCACTAAAATAAAAATTATTGCTAAAAACATAGTAATCATTGACATTTTTCTATTATGATATACATATTTCACAGATAATAATTATTTGCACGATTGTTTACTAAATATGGAATAATAAATTTGTTATATTCAAATACACATAAACACTTTGGTTTATTAATATTATTAATAGATTTATACATGTCTACATTATCTCCAGATGAACGATTGAACTTACAAAAATTAGTTAGTGAAATGGATAGTGAGGATAATACTGCACATATTCGTAAAGTAAAACACAGTGTATTATTGCGTGATGAAATTCGTAAATTAGATACATTTAAACTCAGTAATGTTGAACTGAAACTCAATGACCCCGAAAAATACACTGATATGTGTAAAAGTACTACACCGTTTTTATACAATAATTATACTGATATTTTTAACCGTCTTGTTAAAGATGAACTTAATCTTGAAATTATGACTAAATTATTAATTGTACTAAAACTGATTGAAACTGGTAAAGTTGACCAAAACGAAGGTTCAGTTATGGTTGGAAAGGTGTTAAAAGAACTATATGTCGATAGCGCATTGCAACAAGCGGAACATTTGGACGAACAAAATCCTGTTGCTGAAAAACCCATTGAGACAAAACCTATTTCTTGGAAAGAATATAAAAAAACAAAGGGTATGTAGATTACTGAGATGGAATTTGAAACCAACGCTAATAATATCCAGCAGATTTATTCTAATTTAAAAACGAATTCAAAAAATGGTTGTAAAAATTTTGCCATTTTAAAATTAGCAATTGAAGATGAAACGCTAATTGCCAATTATACTGACCGCATTGAAAAACATAATGCACAATTTATGGAGAATATTTTAGCCGATTCTGGGTTTGATGTATTGGTCCCCAATACTGTTAAATTTGATAAGTTATTTGCTACAAAATTTATTGATATGAACATAAAAACAGAAATGTTTTTGTGTGATGTTAATACCGATTCTATAAATCCATGTGCGTTTAATGTACATCCCAGGTCCAGTATATCTAAAACACCATTAATATTAGCTAATCATACTGGGATTATTGATTCTGGCTATAGAGGCTCACTAATTGGTGCATTTAGATGTTTACCATTTTTTACAAATGATATTGCTACTGATTATACCGTTATTGCTAATACGCGATTACTACAAATCTGTCATCCTACGCTATGCCCCATTTATATTACTATTGTCAATGCGAATAATTTATCTAATAGTGTTCGTGGAGAGGGTGGATTTGGTTCTACCAAATAATTTTTTTCGTGTCATATAAAATCAAATTATATTATATGACAAATATGAATACTGATTTGGTTGAAATTTACAAAGGCGAGTATTTTTCTAAACATAAAAAGAGCCGTGCAAAAAAAGTTGTTGTATTTGACTTTGATGAAACACTTGGGTCCTTTGTTGATTTAGAAATATTATGGTCCATGATAACCCAATATAAGCATACTATTGATTTTAATGATGTATTAGATATATATCAACAAGAATTTATACGATATGGTATGATGTCTATATTAGAATACTTATTTTCTAAAAAAAACTCAGGTGAATGCTATAAAATATATGTTTATACCAATAATAAGGCTGAAAAACCGTGGGTACAATTAATTATTAACTATTTTAATCATAAAATTTCACGCAGTATACCTCTCTTTGATCAAATTATATATGCGTTCAAAATCAATAATGTACATACCGAACTCAACCGTACTACGCAGAAAAAAACATATGGTGATTTTATACGGTGTACTCTTTTACCTCAAACAACCGCTATTTGCTTTATTGATGATGTTTTATATAAAGATATGAAAACCGAACGTCTTTATTATATCAAACCCAAGCCCTATAAACATCGGTTATCTACACATGACATCATTTCTCGTTTTATTTATTCTAAGGTTGGTAGTGATTTATTACCAACAGATAGGTCCATAAATATATTTAAATCCAATTTTATAAAAAAAAATATGATGATTGGGAATTACAAATCACAATCTAATTACTCCAATACTGCTTTTAAAAATGATATTTTAGTTGCACAAAAAATTATGTATCATTTAAAGGAATTTTTTTATATTATTAATAAGCGGGCGAAAACCTGTAAAAAACACAAAAGCTCTTTCTCTTTTACACGTAAACAGTTCATTAGATAAGTGTATTTGTATGTTCGTATGCCATCAATATCAACATTTCGGTTGATGACATCTTTTGAAATGTTACACAGTCGTCATATTTGTATTGTATGAAACGGTTCATTGAGTTCATACATAATATATGAGTTCCTGTATCTAAAAATTTTATATCTACTACTATACCCCCATTCGTTAACTTATTCGTACCTCGGCGTACCCACCGTACATGTTTCCCCTTATGTAATTCATGCAACTCATCTATCATTCGATACCCTACCAATTTTAAACAGATTTTTTCTTGGGTTTCTTTTTCGTCACATATGTCACAAATTCCTTCATATATTTCTTCGGTTATTCCATCTAATGTCTTGTTCTCCAAATAATCATTTGTTTCATTTTCTAATGTATTTAACAACTCATCTATATCCAGAGTTGATAATAATGTTGGGTCATTTATTGCATCTTTATAGACCTGTTCTATTGTATTTACAGTTAATTCAATTGGGTTCTCCATATCTTATTTATATTAAGATATGGATACTATTTAATTCTTTTACATATGTTATTCTTCTGCATCTATGGCTATTTCTGTTCCTACCTGAATCAACTCTTTATTTTTTACTATATCTATTCCAACTTTTCTGGTATATCTATTCAATAGTTCAATGATACTTAAATTAAACAATAAAAACATTGCACTGCTAAATATTAGGGTTGAATCGCTTTGTTTCAATGTATGTTCTCTAAATGGGTGGAATTTAAATATTAACAGACCGCATACTAAAAATTGGATTATACTATTAAAATTGTGTAATATTTGATTTTTTAATATATGAATTCCAAACACGGAAAATATTATTATATAAATAAAGTTGATTATGTGTGAAAATTTGATGATTTTACTATAATATCCATCACCATAAGCTACCAGGTTCTCTATGTACCTAAAAAAATCTCCTAAAAGTTTCATATAATATTATATGTTATATATATTCAAAGGTATAGTTACTATCTAATATAAGTTATACTACATGGATTTTCATCCTGATTTTATTATTGCACATAAATATAGAATTACACAATGTATAGGCAATGGCTCATTCGGTAGTGTTTATAAAGGCATTCATATTAAAACCAATGGTACGGTTGCCATTAAATTGGAAGATAAGAGAACATCATATAAATTATTGAAACGGGAAACATCTATTATGAAATATTTATATGAACATCAGTGCCGAAATATTCCATCTATCTATTGGTTTGGTGCTGTTAATAATTACATGGGACTTGTTATACCTTTTTATGATTGTTCTCTTCTTCAATACCGAGAAATGAAATCTATTAGCGAATCTAAATTACATTCTATTATGGTTCAATGCATTTCTATATTAGAATCTATCCATAATAATATGGTTATTCATCGTGACATTAAACCACAGAATTTTATGGTGAAAGATGGAGAACTTTTTTTAATTGATTTTGGACTTGCTACATTCTATCTTAATGAAGAACAATATCATATTCCTAACAATATTGGAGAACATATTACAGGAACACCTAAATATGTTAGTCATTTTATACATGATGGGTGTACTCCTTCCAGACGTGACGATTTGATTTCACTTGGATACATGTACATCTATTTACATGCACAAGAATTACCATGGGATTCGTTGCCTTCTACTGATAACACTGAATACCCAAGCGAATTATTTATACTACATCCTAATAATATTTTACGGAAGAATTTGAAGGAGATAGAGAACCTTACTATCACTTGTAACAAAATAAACCGATATATAATGAGTTTCTTCCTATTTTGTAAGAATTATGAATATTATGAAACTCCTAACTACACATCACTTTACAGTTTATTTTCGTAAGTTAATAACATCGTAAAACAATATAAAAAATCGTAGCTTATATGTATTATACTCTATATAACATGAGCAATACCGACAACTCTGATAGAACAATTGGACAAGTTAAGTGGTTTAACACTAAAACAGGATATGGATTTATTACTGCACTTGATGGCGACCACAAGGATAAGGATATTTTCACACATTACTCCTCACTACGAGTTACTGATAGTCAATACAAGTATTTGATTCAAGGTGAATATGTTGAATTGGTGGTTACCAAATCAGCACAGGGCAACCATGAATATCAATCTTCTGATGTAACTGGAATTAAGTGCGGAGGGCTTATGTGTGAAACTCGCAAGACGAATATGCAAGATGACACGCAAACCGCTAATCGTAAGTACAAGACCAGACCATCTGCTCAAAAACCGGCATCTGCTCAAAAACCGGCATCTGCTGATGAACCTGCTACCGAGAATTAATTACACCCCCATAAATTTACACACATAAAAATCCTAATTTTCACTTGTTATACACAATAAATATCATACTGTTATGATATTTATACTGCTATTTGGCTATCTATCACTCTATACTCTACTTGCAAAATAATCCTTTTGCCATCGTTTTTATTATTTTGTTATCCAACCTTACTTGTTCCTCTTCTACATCTCCCAATATTACTCGCATCATTTTATAACAGAAATTATAATCACGTGTATCCATTT